GCCATTCCCGACATCAGACGACGTTGAACCCAGATCAATGACATCACCAATCAGAGCCGTTCCAGCAACAGCCGCAACGGAGACGTTGTCGGCGAACTCAGTTCGTTCATCCATAATCATATGAAGATCTCCTTTCAGGCAGCCGTTACGCGATGCCGGTTTCGTTGTTAAGAAGCGAATCGCACCGACGCACAGGAACGCCGCCGAACATCAGCACCGGCTTGCCCGCGATGTTTTCCATCGTGAGGGTTGAACCAGCGATCTTTTCGACGACCTGGCGGCGAAGGAAGGATTTAGCGCGACGGTTAGCGTAGAAAGCCGGCTTCCCAAGCGAGAGGCTCGGAGGAATGTCCAGGGCCTGCGTCATCAGGTCAATGAGGTCAGGGCCGGACGCCGCGTCACCCGTCAGGTCTTCAGAGTTGTACTGAATGCGCACGACATAGCGCCAGTCGCGAACGGTGAGGCCGCAATCCCAGCGATAGTGGGTGCGATAGGCTTCCATCCGGCCGCCGGAACCATCGATGTTCTCAATGGTGACCTGGCCCTTGTCGTTCATCTGAAGGCCGCCGACACTGCCCTTCGGGTAGATGCCGTGGCAGGTGTTTTCACCCCAGACCACAAGCCAGATCGAAGCGTTGTCCGAGCTGTCGGGCTGAGTGTTGCCCTGGCGGATAATGTTCTCAGCGTTCTCAGCGCTCGTCACCGTGTTAAATCGTGGGGCAAAGCCCGTGATTTCTTCCGGCGCCGTAGCTTCCGAAGCGTAGAACAGGGAAGACGCGAACTCAATGTTCATGCCTTCAATGTGCGCACGGTCTTCAGAAAGGCGGAACGCGGCGGTGTTGCCATTGAGATCGGCAAGCGCCTTATCCACTTCGGCGTAGGCCTCAAGCATGCCGCAGGTGTCCGTGACCTGCACGGTGCGGCTCTTGGTCGGCTGAACGCCGCCGTAAAGCTTGCGCCAGGTCGGCGTCGGGAGACCCGAGCGGATGGTGGTACGGTGGCCGGTGGGCAGGTTGCCCTCCATCCAGACCATATCTTCGAGGATCTCGTTGGTCTCAGCAAGGATCTCAACGATGGTGTCAATTTTACCGTCCGGGTCGAGGCGCTTGGCCACGTCCAGAAGCGTGGGGTGGATAGTCGAAAGAGTTGCCATTGCTTGGCGTCCTTATGCAAGGTTGGAGTTGTCGTAGAGACGCCTCGCCGGGTCAGGCGCTCCATTAGTTGAGCGTCCGCCAGGAACGAGAGCATCGTCACTGATGGCCCTGCCGATCCGATGAAACGCCCGGATCAACTCCGGGTGATTACCGAGGCGGCTGTCATTCAGCAGCGCTGTCAGCTCTGGGGATCCAAACCGGTTTAAAGCGCGCTTAGCTATCGCCAGGTTCTCGGACAGCTTATCGCCTCCGATTTCCTTGTCGCTTTTTACCTGTTCAATCCAGGAGGCCGAGGCCTCTGCGATGGCTGCCTCTTGCGCCGCCGCCCATTTCTGAGCCTGCTTTGCTCCAAGGTTCGCCACCTGCTGCGCTTGCTCTTTCGTCAGACCAAACTCTTTGGACAAGCCCTTGAGGTCGTCGAGCACGACGGGGTCAACTTCAACCCCCTCCTCGAACGTGAACTCATAGGCTATGTCCGCCGGAGCTTCCTCGCTTGGAGCGGGCTGGTCTTCCGCTGGCGAGGTGTCTGCAGCCGGAGCAGGCTGCTGATCGCCAGCCACCTTGGGATCCGTCGATCCTTCGGGCGGGCTGGCCGTCGTGGACGACACGCTTTCGGTGGTCTCTGCGGCGGTCATGAACGTCTGGGTGTCGGGTGCGCTGTCAAGGGTCATGGCGTCTCTTTCAGCATCATGATGTAGTGCTCAGGCGCGTTGGTCTGGATCTGAGACAAGATCTTCAAACCGACATTTCTTGAGCCTTCACGGAAAAACGTCTCACTGCTACCAGTGTAGCTTGACCGATAGACCCCGCAATAATCCAGCAAGGCGTTCATAACCCGCCGTCCGCGAGGGTTGCCAAGGATCCAGACCCAATCTTCAGCCTCGACGCGCTTGTCGAGCGCCGCCTCATGGCGACGATCGGCATCGCGCTGCTGCGCTGTGCGAAGATCGAAGGGGTCGAAATCAGTCATGGCTTGCGATTAACACTGTTCGCTTTCTAAGTGTAGGATTACTTTTTCTTTTTTGCCTGCCCGGCAGCGATACGATCTCTTTTGGCGTGGATGTTAGCGTACAAACCCGGTTTTTTAGCCATATTATTTACCTTTTTTTGTTTTGCCAGTTTTCTGCAAGGCAACGGCAATTACCTGTTTTTGCGGGCGGCCAATTTTTATCTTGATGTTAGCGTTGGCGCAGGTAACTTTTTGTGGTGGGCCGGATTTAAGGAGTATTGTCAGATATTAGAAATTTGTAAGGCTCAAGCGTTTTTAATAGTTCGTAAGCGACAGTGAGGATTTGAGCATCAGCATCTAAATTCTCGGCCGTATTTACTGGCACTTCAGAAGCCACAATCTGATGTTGCTCGTGGCGATATGGAACGTTTACAGGAGCGTCGTTTTCAACAACATGCCAATCAACGCTTAGAAAAAGAAGATAAGCTTTTTTCGGAGAAGGTAATGCCGCGCCAGTCACCGGATCAGTGCGGATGATCCGTTTTGACAGCCTAGCGTCTGTAATACGCACATACGTATCTATTTCAACAGGAACATTTGAAAGTTTTACGATACCGCGCAAAGCCATGGGTAAAATCCTGAAAGGTTAAGCGTAAATTTCCAGAGGGTAATACGAAACGCAAAACGATGCCTGCGAATTGGCTACAGATCCGCTCGATACATCGGATTCAAGTGCAAATTCATCGCCAAAAAAGTAAGAAATCCCGCTTGCTGTTGTGAGCGCTTTTACCCCGCTTTGCGCGGACGTATAGGTTACGGTTGCCGCCGTTGCGGAACCGTTTTTGAACAAAGTAAATGTGCGAGTTTCTGACCCGCCTGGAGCCGTTGCAAGCGTCACCTGCAAACGATCAATGATGCCTCCAGATGGCGCCGAAATCCGCATATTGTTGTAAGTACCAGAGCCGGCATTGTCTCCGATTAAGCAAAAATAGGTTTTTGATGTCGTTAACCCGGTTGCGTTGGCAGTCCTACCGTTCCAGTAATTTTGAGACCCAGCCCAACGGTTATAAAGAATGCCTTCGTGTGTAAGGGTTTTTATTTTGTTGTTTGCTGGGATCGGCCCCCCATCGCTTTCCGGGTAAGCAAGAAAAACATTGAAACCAAGACCACCATTGGTAATTTCTGTGTTGATGTCAGGGAAGTTGGCATCGTTGCAGACATAAACGCCTTTTGGCGCTGGCGTCTGTATAAACGTATTCTCTTGCGGGAATGAACCGGGATACGGACTGGTTGTGTCTGTGAAGAAGACAATGTCTTTTCCGAGCGCAGCTAGTTGGCATTGAATGAACGTGTTTGAAAAATAGTTGTTATCCGCAAAATATAGACCTAAGCCATAACTGCCAGAAGCGCCGCCGTATTCAATTTCGCTGTCCTCTATCGCGCAGCGCGACATTGCAACATTGTTGACAGGGCCTCCGGCCATGAGAACGCCGCGTGCGCTGCTGTTTGCTGGGCTGCGCGAGAAGAAGCGCCGCAGAATCAGAAGCACCGTGCCAACAGCCACGCCTGGCGGGTTTGTCACGTCATATGATCTTGCATCAATCGCATATGCAGTTTGTTTCGTAACGAGAACATTGGTGATCTCGCTGCGGAACACCGTGCGCGTCTTGATTGCAATACCAGCCTTGCTGTCACAGTTCAGCGTCAGGTTTTGAATTGAGAAGTTATGATAGGGGCCGCGCACGTCGATCATCGCCGCCGTTGCGCTGGTTGAGCCAACCCATTTGATGCTGGTTACATAATTCGGCGTTCCAAACTCATTATCGGCGGCGCCTGAGCCAAGGCCAATCAGCGTCAGGCCCGTTGTCGTCGATCGTGTCGTGGTTGTGCCGTCGCCAATAACAATCGAGCTGTCGATGGCTGCATTCCCGACCGGGAACCAAACCTGAATACCGGCCTCGTTTTGAGCTGCCGCAACCGCGGCATTGATCGCGGTGCTATCAGATGAAACGCCGTTCCATGTCCCGCCAAACCATGTAACATTAACAATGGCTGTGCGTATGGTAGCGCGCACCCGCGCAACATTCGCGCCGACGAATATTTGACGGTCTGGAGCTTGGATCGCGCCTATTGTCAAAGTTGCTGACGAAGCAGGCGGAGCGATGGTCCCGCCATCAAAAGATAGGATGAACCCATCT